TCCTCTGCGCGGAATAAGGGAGTAAAGGAAAATGGCAGTTGTAGCAGTTAAATCAACCCTTGTTACCAATGCAGATGCGTTGCCCGCAGTCCTCAACAGCCCTCGGGTTGATGGTGGCTTCGAGCGTATCGAGGTTGCGACGGCCGCTATCACTTCTGGTGATAGTATCGCCTCAACCTATCGGATGTTCCGCGTTCCCTCGAATGCGGTCATGACCGATCTGCGCATCTACTCGCCGGACATCGGCACGACGACGATCTCGGACATCGGCCTGTATCGCACCGCTAAAGACGGCGGCGCTGTGCAGGATGCTGACTTCTTCGCCTCGGCTCTGTCCCTCAAGGACGGCGCGCTCAACGGCGTGGATGTTCTGCATGAGGCTGCGGTGTTCACGATTGATAACTCCGGCAAGGAGCTGTGGGAAGCCCTCGGTCTTACCAGCGACCCGTCGGTGTTTTACGATGTGGCTCTCACGTTGACGGCTGCGGCTGACGCAACCGGCACGGTGAAGCTCATCGGTCGTTACACGGCGTAATAAAGCGGGGCGGGCTGGGTAACTGGCTCGCCCCTCTCTTCACGGAGAACAGACATGGCAGACCGTTTCTACGGAATTGATCGCGGCGAACAGGGCGTTCGTAACGTCACAGAGGGCAGCTCCTCTACGGCGACCACGGACGTTGAAGTGCGTGTTGATCTCGCCCCCGGCATGAGCAAGATTGAGGTTTTGCTGGCCCTTGATTCGATCAAGGAAGCCATCGCTCAAGATACTTGGCCTCCGGCTTAACGGTCTCGGGGTATCCCGATGGCCGCTAGCAATGTAGCAATCGCAAACCTCGCGCTGACGAAGCTCGGGGATTTGCGCATTTTGAATCTCACGGATAACACCAAGCCTGCGCGCGAGGTGAATGCCGTGTTTGATATGGCGCGGGATTATCTCCAGCGCCGCTTTTCTTGGCGGTACTGCATCAAGCGAGCAAACCTTGCCGCTGATTCTGGAACTCCGCTGTGGGACTGGTCATATCAGTATCAGATCCCGACTGACTGCCTGCGCATCTTGCAAGTAGGCCAATGGTATCCCTCGCCTGACCTGTCGGATTTGATCTCGACTGGCGGGCAGGAATACGTTCTCGAGGGCAAGTACATTCTCTCGAATCAGGCTGGCCCGTTGAAGCTGCGATACTTGTCACGAGTAACTGACCCGGTGCAGTTCGATACGGCGTTCGACATGGCATTCTCCGCATATCTTGCGTACCTTGTCGCCGAACCGTTGACTGCTAGCGCGGAAGCAAAGCAGATGGCATATCAGGACTATCGCAATGCGGTGAAGGATGCCGTTATCGCAAACGCAATCGAGAATCCACCGGAGTCGCTTGCCGACCAGACTTGGATCTTGGCGAGGCTGTAAGACATGGCGAAAAGCTCGCCCGCGATCTCTAACTTTAACGGCGGCGAGGTCGGCCCTCTCCTATCCGGTCGCGTCGATTTTGAGAAGTACGGCAGCTCCTGTTACAAAATGGAGCGATTCATCCCGACCGTGCAGGGGCCAGCCAAGCGCTCGCCCGGCACTCGGTTTGTGTTGCCGACCAAGTATCAGGACAAAGTGTCTTATCTCAAGCGCTTTGAGTTCTCGTTCGATCAGGCTTATATCCTTGAGTTCGGTGATCAATATGTTCGCTTCTACACCGATCGAGGTGTGGTACTCGGTGACATACTTGATATCACCAATATCACTAATGCCAGCCCGGGCGTACTGACGTATTCCGGAACCGACCCTGCCAACGGCGACTGGTTCTATGTGACCGGCGTCGAGGGCATGACGCAGATCAACAACCGTTATGTGCAAGTGTCGAACGTCAATACTGGTGCGAATACATTTTCGCTGAAGGATTGGTTCGGAAACGCAATCGATACGACTAGTTACAGCGCATACGTCTTCAACGGCGATATGCAAAAGGTCTACGAGATTGCTTCGCCCTACGCTGTTGCTGATTTGACGAATCCAGAGGGCGGCTGCGCCTTGTCAATCGTTCAGTCAGGCGACGTCCTGTACATTGGCTGCGAGGGCTATGCGCCGCGCACGTTGACTCGCAGCGGCAATACGAGCTGGGCGTTTGCAACCTATGCGCCGACTGACGGCCCGTTCCAGACGGAGCCGCTTGATACCAAAAACTTCACGCTCGGTGCCTCGACTGGTACTGGCGTCTCGCTTACCTGCTCGAGCAACATATTTGAGAACGAGCACGTTGGGATGCTGTTCCGGCTAGAGCCAATCAACATCACTACACCGCCTTGGGAGACGAATAAGGCGGTCACAGCGACGAACTTGCGCAAGTCGGATGGCAAGTATTACGAGGCGCAGAACTCCGCTACAACGGGCTCTGTGCGCCCTATACACGAAGAGGGCAAAGAGTCTGACGGTGCGGTGACTTGGGAGTACCTGCATCCGGGCTATGTGATCGTCAAGATCACAGCGATCACGGACGCGCAGAATGCGACCTGCGACATCATCGGCCCGGGCATTGCCCCTGCCGAGGTGGTTGCTGGTGACGACTGCCGCTACCGCATCGGCGCATGGGGCGAGGCGACAGGCGCTGCGTTCCCGTACAAGGTCGCTTTCTGGCGCGATCGGCTGTGGTTTTCTGGTGATCAGAGAATCTATGCGTCGGTAGCCGGTGACTACTCCTCGATGAGCCCGGATACCTTGGGCGAGATCCTCGCGGATAACTCCATCTCGCTGACCATATCGGTCGGCACGGTCGACAAGATACGCTGGATGACGGCATCGGATGTGTTGCTGATCGGTACCGCGGGATCTGAAATCGCGGTGCAGGAAATTACGCCGAACCAAGTGCTCGGCCCCGAAAACGTCAAGTACGAGATCCAGTCGGCTGAAGGCTCGAGAGAGTTGGAGCCGGTGCTGGTTGAAGATTCGGTGCTGTTCATTCGTATCGGTGGCCGTCGTGTCATCGAGCTGCGATTCGACATCCAGTCTGACTCATGGGTTCCGCGCGACATGAACGTGCTGTACCCGGAGATCACGCAGACCGGCATCGTCGAGATGTCGTATCAGAAGGAACCGGACAATATCATCTGGATCGTACTGTCGAACGGGCGATTGCTCGGCATGACATACGATCGTGAGCAGAACGTCTACGGCTGGCACCGCCATCCGATTGCTGGCACGAATTCCAAGGTCAAGTCTGTGCAGGTCATCACCAGCCCGGACGCAGACGTTAACGACGTCTGGATGATTGTCGAAAGATCCATTACCACCGCATCGTCTAGCGACTTTCTGTTGTTAGAAACAGACGGTGACATTCTGCTGGAAAGTGGCTCGTCGGTTTTGGCGGAAACGTCGATTATTGGCGCTGCCAATTCTCGAAAGTTTGTTGAGTATTTTGCAGAAGGGTTTGAGCAAAACGACGACATCCAAGGCGCTGTGTACTTGGATACGTCGCTTGAGTTCAACGGCGTTGTTAATGAATCCTTGCTGCCCGGATCTGGCGCAACGGTGCAAGGCGCAACAAATGTGTCCTTTACGGTCACATCTGTATATGAGCTGATCACCGAAGACGGGCTGGATTACATAGCAACAGAGGCCAATGAGTTTCTTGCTATAAACGACGATGTGTTCGCGGCTAGCGATGTTGGCCGTGAAATCACGATGCGCTACTTTGACGAGACTGTCGAGCAATGGCGCACCGCTCGAGCAAAGATCACAACCTATGTGAGCGAGGAGCAGGTGCTTTGCACGATTCTGGCTCCGTTCCCAAGCGACGACGAGATTGCTGCTAACGGCTGGCGCTTAACCTCGAGCACGGTCTCTGGCCTCTGGCACATGGAAGGCCAGACGCTCTCTGCTTTGGCTGACGGTGCGGAAGTCGAGAATCTGGTTGTCACCAACGGCCAGATCACGCTGCCGATCCCGGCATCTCGAGCGCAGATCGGCTTGCCGTATACGTCTTATCTTGCGACTCAACGGATTGACTCGGGTGCCACGGACGGCACCGCGCAGGGCAAGACGAAGCGGTTCCATCAGATCGTGATGCGCCTCTACGCAAGCCTTGGCGGCAAGGTTGGCCCTGATGCGTCATTGAACGATTACATTTTGTATCGATCGCTGGCAGACTATATGGATGAAACGCCACCGATTTTGACGGGCGACACCGACAAGTTCCCGTATCCGGGTGGCTACGAAACCGATGGCCGCATCTGGGTCTTGGCTGATCAGCCTCTGCCGCTGACTGTTGTTGCGATGTACCCGCGAATGAAGACGGAGGACTAATGGAAGTCGTCTCATTCAAAGCCAAGTATCTGCGAGCGATGGTGCTGCAAGACGCGCAGCAGATCATGTCTCCGCTGACGTTCGATGACGAATACTGCGAGCAGTTGGTCGACGCTGGCCCCGCTTACACGATTTTGGACGGCAGCAAGCCGATCATGTGCGCAGGCGTCGCAGAGATGTGGACGAACCGATATGCCGCGTGGGCGTGGCTGTCGAAGGATGCTGGCCCAAAGATGGTTGGCCTGACGCGGATCGTCGATGATTACCTCAACACTCGCCCATACAAGCGGATTGAGGCGTATGTCGATGCTCGGTTCGATGCCGGTCACCGCTGGGCAAAGATGCTGCGATTTGAATATGAGGGCTTGATGCGTTCATTCGGAACGCAGGGCCAAGACATGGCGATGTATTCGAGGATTCAGTAATGGCTGCTCTACCGTTTATTGCTGCCGCTGCCTCTGCTGTCTCGACGCTTGCCGAGACCGCACAGGCTCGCGCTGTCGGCGCTGCGCAAGCGCGCGGGATTGAGGAGCAAGCCAGAGCAGTCGGCCTTGAAACAGGGCTGATTGAGGAGAATCAGCGCAAGGCTGCTCGTCGCCAGTTTGGCGAAACTCGCGCTGCTGGTGCGCAGTTCGGATTGCTAGAATCCCCGTCGTTCATTGATTCCGCTAACCAAGCTGCCGTCATGGCCGAGTTGGATGCGCTGAATATCCGATATGAGGGGGAGACCAAGCGTAAGGGGCTGCTGTACGAATCAGCTGTAACTCGCGCTGCTCGCCCAAAGTGGGGGCCAGCGATCCTCTCGGCTGGCACCAATGCCTTGATGGCCTTTGCCGGTGCGGGCGGTGATGTGTCGAGCTTGAAGCTTCCGAAGATCGGAGGTCGCGCCCCTGCTCCAACTACGAGCGGATCGCGCGCATTGACTATGAACTTCAGAGCGCCGAGTTCGTCCGGCGTTCGGATGGGATGATATATGGCAAAGCTTGAATTCTACCGACAACAAGTAACGCCTCGTATATCCACCCCGGATGTGCGCGGTCTTTCTGCTATTCAGAGCCAAGGCGCACAGATTGCCGAAGGCGTGTCCAAGTTGGCGCAGCTTGGCGGCAAGATTCAAGAGAGTCAGCGGGCGCTCAAGCTCAATCAGTTAAACGCGCAATCTCTTAAAGCGCTGCAAGATTTTGAGTTGAGCCTTGAAACGGACACGGATTACGACAATTACGAAAGCAAATACGAAAAGGTTGTTGCTGATATTGAGAAGGGCGTAACCGAGGCTGCTGGCAATGACCAGACGCTGGTTCGTGCGTGGCGTTCTGATTTCGTGCGTCCGTCGATGGAGAAGCAGTTCAACGTCCGAAAGGCGGCGCTGCGCGGTAGGGTCAATATCCAGCGCGCTGATCTTGACCAGACGGTTGACACCTATAGCGGATTGGTCGGCGGCGATGACCCTGCGAAAGATGCTGACATTGCTGCACAAGCGCAGCTCTCCATCCAGACTGCGTTAGATGCTGGGATCATCTCCCCGCAAGAAGCGCTGACCAAGATGCAGAAGTTCAACAGCTCGGCGATTACTAGCCGAGTGAACCGCGACATCTTGAACAACCCGATTGCTGCTCGGGATCGGCTGATCAAGAACGGCTACCCCGGCATGGATGAGCCGACGAAAACCAAGCTGCTTGACCGTGCGACAACCGAGGCAACGCAGTATCTGACTCGCATCAATACGCAGGAAGAGCGCGCAGATCGCAATGCTCGCCGTGCGAAAGAGGATTTGCAGGAAAGGCTGCGCACACAGGCTGATCAGTTTGTGTTGAATAACGATCTTGATGGCCTGCAAGACTTCTTCAACAAGAACCAGTCGCAGATGGATGCGGCAGATCGGATGCGATTCCTCAAGACGATTCGCCGTCAGGACATTGTGAGCGACTTCACAACGTTTGCGGCGTTAAATGAGAGAGCTGCTAGCGGAGAAAATATAGAGCCAGAAGCCCGTCAGGCTGTTACGCAGGGGCTATTAAGCGACAGCGACTATCGTGTTGTAGTCAACGCTTCCCGTGAAACCGGTTGGCGCAAGCGTGGGTATTCGTTTGTTGTGGATAACCTCAAGCCAAGTGAATTTGAAAAGAAGGCTGGCTCCATGGCTACCATTCGATCAGCCAATGCGTTGCGAGATTGGAACAACTGGGTACGGGAGAATCCCGGCGCGAGCGACGCACAAGCAGACGCAGAATCAAAGCGAATTGTTGCTGAATACAGTAATCAAGCGGAAATTAAAAGCATCAATGTTTTGCGACGACCAACCTACTTGGTTGCAACCGGCACAAAAACTTTTGATTTGCGAGAGACGTTTAAGAATACGAAGGCCGCGTTTGACGCTGGCAAGATCAGTCAAAACGAATACGAGAAGCAAGCGGCTTTGATTAAGCAATGGATGAACGTCTATAAACCGCCTGCGCCGCCGAAGGCTAAAGAGTAATAGGGAACCGAAATGGCAGACCCAATGGACATGACCGCAATTCGGAACGATGACGCTGACGGCGCTAATGCCTTCATGTCGTATCGTGACAACGCCAGCAGTCAAAGCGCCGCTGCGGAGCTTGAGGCAATGCTGGCTGCCGAGGAGCCGGCTCCGGATCCAGTTGCTGTCGCCCCTGCCCCTGCTGAAGCGCCCGGGCTGACTGCTAAGACGGTTGCGGCTGACGTCGCGCGTGGCGTGACAGAGATCCCTCGAGCTGTCGTTACTGGCGTTCGTGATGCCGCTCAAGAGACCATCAACTTGTTCGGCGACATTGGCGATTGGGCAGAGAACCAGTTAAAGACGGGCGGCTTTGAGATCTCGTTGCGTGGCGTGAAGCCGGTCTCTTATGAGGAGCTGCGCACCCTGCGCGCTCAAGGGCGTGACGTATCAACGCAAGTGCAGCTCAAGCCGCTGACCGGCGACATTGGTGATCCCGAATCTACGACAGGAAAGGCTGTCAAAAGCGTATCGCAATTCGTGGCTGGATTCGTTGGTGCCAATAAGGTTCTCAAGGCGTTGAAACCTGCGACTAAAACTGGACGCGCTGCCAAGGCGGCTGGCGTTGGCGGCGTTGTAGATTTCACGGTATTCGATCCGCAGGAAGAGCGGCTGTCGAATCTAGTGCAGGAAGTCCCAGCGCTGCAAAACCCTGTGACGGATTTCCTTGCTGCTGATCCAAAAGACAGCAATGCCGAAGGGCGATTCAAGAATGCGATTGAAGGTCTCGGCATCGGTGTGGCCGTCGATGGGTTGATGCTTACGCTCAAGGCTTTGCGGCAGGCTCGCATTGCCAAGTTGAAGCAGGAAGAAGTAGCCAAGGCTAGAGAGATTGCTGGCGTTGTGGAAGAGCGCCCCAAGGTCGAGACAAGCGAGTTTCAGATTCTTGGTAGCGATACGCCAGAGGCTCCGCTCGTTGGTGTTGCCAAAGCAGAACCGAAGCCTGCGGAGGCTGTGACCGAGGTTGCAGAGGAAGTGCGCCCGGGCGTACAGCCGTTGCAGCTAAAGACTGCTCGCGCTGCCAAGGCGACTGCCGAGGTCAAGCCCGAAGACATTATGATTGTTGACGAGGGAGTGCCGGGTGCGGCTGTCCCTCGCGGTACGAAAGCCGGTGATGTGTATGTCAACTTTGCGCGCATCAATGCGCCAGAAGATGTGCAGACCGTGCTGCAAACGATGGCAGACAAGTTCAAGCCATCCGTCGAAACCGCTGCTCGCGGTGTGCGCACATTTGAAGAAATCAAATTAAGCGCCGAGCAAGTCAACGCATGGGATGTATTGAAGGCGCGTCGCAAGGGCGATCCGTTGAGCGCAGAACAATCTGTCGCCGCTCGCCAGTTATGGGCGACTTCTGGTGACAAGCTCACACAAGTAGCGCGTGAAGCGTCTACCAACCCAAGCGAGGCTAACCTCTTTGCGTTCCGCAAGATGCTTGCAACGCATTACGCGATCCAGAACGAAGTCATCGCTGCCCGTACCGAGACCGCTCGAGCATTGGCATCGTGGCGCATCCCTGCCGGTAGCGCAGCGGAGCGGTTCCGCGACATCAGCCAAGCCATTGAGTCAAACGGCGGTGCCGTCGTCACGCGCGACATGGCTGATCGCGTTGCCAAGTTGGCAGGCGCTGGGATGTATCAGGAGATGGACAAGTTCGTCCAGCGCGGCGTGTGGGCGCGCACCCGTGATGCCATGCAAGAAGCGTGGATCATGGGGCTGCTCTCTGGCCCGAAGACCCATATCGTCAACATAATGTCGAATACGTCTGTGATCTTCATGCAGATGTATGAGCGCAAGGTTGCCTCGGTTGTCTCGCAAATCCTCGGCAACAACGGCGGTGTGCAGGCTGGCGAAGCCATGTCGCAATGGTTCGGCCTAACCCAGAGCTGGAAAGACGCGCTGCGGTATGCGGCCAAGGCTGCCAAGACCGGCGAGACCGGCATGGGCATGGGCAAGATCGAGCTGCCCCAGACTGCGGCTATCTCGTCTGATGCGTTTAACTTGAGCAGCGAGACGTTTGTTGGTCGGTCTGTGGATACAATCGGCAACATCATTCGTTTGCCCGGTAAGGCATTGGCTGCGGAAGATGAGTTCTTCAAGACCATCGGCTACCGCATGGAACTCAACGCGCAGGCGTTGCGACAGGCGGCAAGCGAGGTGCACTCTGGCCTGATCAAGCCGGAAGATCTCAAAGGCCGTGTCGCCGACTTGCTTGAGAATCCGCCCGAGAATCTTCGGATGTCATCGGTCGATCAGGCGCTGTATCAGACATTCACAAACTCACCGGGCAAGCTCGCCCAAACGCTGCAAAGCCTGACGTTTACCTACCCGGCGCTGAAGGTAATTTTGCCGTTCGTGCGTACTCCGGCGAACATCTTGCGGTATACGTTTGAGCGTACCCCGTTGGCTCCGCTCATGTCGCAAGTACGCGCCGACATCTCTGCTGGCGGTGTACGTCAAGAGTTGGCGCTGGCTCGTATCGCAACCGGCACGGCGCTAATGATGGTGGCTGCCGATATGTCGATGTCCGGCGTCGTGAGTGGCAGCGGCCCGAAGGATGGCCGAGAACGACAAGCCTTGGAGCGCACAGGCTGGCAGCGCAATAGCATCAAGATCGGTGGTCGCTGGTATGCGTACAACCGTCTTGACCCGCTCGGCTCGCTGCTGGGTTTGTCGGCAGAGATGGTTGAAATCCTCAACAACTCGGATGATGAGGACACTACCGAAAGCGTGACCGAGGCCGCTGTGGCTGCGGCTGCATCAATCAGCGCGACGGTGATGAGCAAGACTTATCTCTCCGGCTTGGCTGATCTCTTTGAGGCGATCTCTGACCCGAAACGCTACACCGAAAGCTTTGTGCAGCGCCTTGTCGGATCGGTCGTCCCGGCCGTGGTTGGCGAGGTGACGCGCACCGTTGACCCGTATTCGCGTGAAGTGTTCACGATGTTGGATGCGATCAAGCGTCGCACACCGGGCTTGTCGGATGATCTCCCAATGCGGCGCGATCTCTGGGGTCGCCCGGTCAAATACCAATCCGGCCTCGGCTGGGCGTATGACGTATTCAGCCCGATTTATAGCAAGGCTGATAACCCCGAGCCGATTGACTCGGAGATGTTGCGCCTTGAGAAGAGCGTGTCGATGCCCGGAAAGAAGGCGACATTCCGTGGAGTCAACGTCGATCTGAACAACTACCCGGGCGCGTACAGCCGATATGTGGAGTTGGCTGGTAACGAGTTGCTGCATCCCGAGTACGGCGTCGGCGCAAAAGATCTGCTGAATCAGGTTGTAAGCGGCGAGCACTACTTGTCGGATATTTACAATCAAGGAACCGATGGCGCAGATGGCACCAAGGCAGAGATGATTGATGCCATCCTTACGGACTATCGACGCTTGGCTCGAGAGCAAGTGCTTGAAGAGTTCCCCGAAATCAATGACGAGATTGAAGACTTTTATCAAAAGCAGCAGGACATACTTGCTGGAATTGAGGGCCAATAAATGACCGTTTCATCATCTACCGCTCGCGCGAGCTATTCCGGTAACGGATCGACAACCCTGTTTGCGGTTCCGTTTTACTTTCTTGCGAACAGCCATTTGCTGGTCGTGCTGCGCTCATCATCTGGCGCAGAGACCACGCAGGTTCTCGGCACCAACTACACGGTGACTGGTGCCGGTGTTCTGGCTGGCGGCTCAATTACGATGACAGCGGCTCCGGCCTCCGGAACGACGCTTGTTATCTCGCGCAACGTACCGCTCACGCAAGAGACGGATCTTCAGCCGAACGATCGATTGCCAGCAGAGACGCTGGAACAGTCGCTCGATAAGCTGACGATGATTGCGCAACAGTTCGATACGAACGACGATCGGGCGCTCAAGTATCCGCTGACGGATTCAACTTCCATCTCGGCAGTCCTGCCTTCATCCGGTACTCGAGCTGGCAAGTTCCTCAAGTTCGACCTTAATGGCGCGCCGACAGCCGAGGCCGTCCCGGGCTTGTCGCTGACCGTTAAAGATTTCGGCGCGGTATGCGATGGCGTCACCGATGACACCGCTGCGGTGCAGGCCGCGATTGACTTCTGCGCTGCCAACAACTGGCCTCCGCTGGTGATCCCGGGCAAGTGCAAGATCACCTCGTCGCTGATCATCAACCGCTTGGTCGACCAGAACAGCGATGAGTTCCTGATCTACGGCGAAGGCCCAGACGCGGGATTCTTTACCGCTGGCAACATCACGATCTTTAACTCGACGCTGCCGTACACAACGGCTCCGCAGTCGGAGTTCATCACGTTTGAGAACATTCGCTTTGAATCATCGAGCTTCTTCAATGGCAGCTATGTTCTGTCTCCAAACTTTTTGCGTATCAAATTCCAGAACTGCGTGTTCTTCTTGATTCGCTGCATGATCTCGTCGATCTATGCGCAGACCATGTACTTCTTGCATTGCAACATTCGTAACAACCCGCCGAACTTTATCAACGTCAACGGGTCATACGACATCAAGTTCACGCATTGCATCATAGAAAACGGATTCACAATCGTTCGCTGCATTGATGCTTCTCGAGGAACTAACGGGCTGTCGTTTACAAGTTGCGTGATTGAGGGTATCCAAGGAAGCATTTGCGACATCACGGGCGCAAGCGGATTTGCTCTAGCCAACTGCCATCTTGAAGGAAACTTTACTCCAGAATTTAACTTCTTTGCTGGCGGAATCACCAACAAGAGCATCTGCATAACCGGCAATTACATTTACAACCCGAATGGCCCGACGATGTATTACGGGCCTACCGAATATGTGTTCTCTGCTGGCAACACGGTTTCCCCGAACCGTTTCCACGACAACGCAATTCAATGCACAAGCCTGATTTCTACGGCTGATTACACTCCGGGCGGCTTGACCTTTGGCGCTAACGTGCAAGTGATCAATGGCGTAACGCGAGCCGGTAACGCATCTACAACCGCATGGACTGACTCAAGCAACCAGTTTGCTAAAGACGTCAATGGCCGGATTGGAATTGGATACGCAATTCAATCTAACGTCAGGATGGTTGTTGCTGGTTCAGACCAGACCTCATCTAACTATGCGGCTGCGTTCTATGACAGCAACGGCAACGACATTCTTGCATTGAGAAACGATCGCAAGATTGCAATCCCAGCATTAGGCGATTATGCAGACGATACTGCTGCCGCCGCCGCAGGTGTTCCAGTTGGATTCCTGTACCGGACCGGCTCTGCCGTTAAGGTTCGGGTTTCGTAAGACGCGCGATCTCGGCCTTTAGGCTGTTGATCTCTGCCACTAGGGTGCTGGCCTCCGACCAGAGGCCACGCATCCTGATGGCGGCTAGCGCGTTATCGATGCGCCAATCACGCTCTTGGCCGTAGCCCCACGGTGCGGCCTTGAGTTCGTTTGCCCACGCTCCCGCTGGGCTTTCGTTGTCGATCGTCATGCTCCACCTCGTCTGTGCCGGGTTCGTAAGTGAAGTGATTGCATCGCCAGTCTGCGGGCCAATCATTAGCCGTGCAGAATAATTGTTTGCCGTCGTGTTTGGAGTGGCGGCAGCTCCAACAGGTCACACTAGATCCTCTTTGCGTAACTGGGCGATCGTGCGCACCATGCCCTCAAGATGGGCAAGGCGTACATAGTCTCGGTCGAGATCCATGTGAGACCGACGGTCGATCGCATCATGGCAACTCGAGCAAGCCCATGCGCCGAGCAGATCGTCGGCCTTCAACCCCATGCCAGAGATCCCGGGCATACGGATATGGGCGAGCACGACTGTCTCGCTGTTGTGGTTGCAGACGCCCTCAAGCCGAACCATGCAGCCGCGACCTCTGGCCTGCTTGCGCAGATCACCAGTCCGTTTTGATGCCATGGTAGACCTTCGCTGTATCCATCTGGACGAAGTAGTTCTCGCGCATTGCCGTGCCGCCGTTGATGGTGCGCTGGGTCTCGGTGACCTCCTTGCGCATCTTGGCGGCAGATAGGTTCTGCACCAGCAGGACGTCAGCATCCACCAGAAACAAGAATCCGTACAACGGAACACAGAAGCCGCTGGCTAGTTTGGCCCCGCTCTCAACTTTCTCGGCGGTGATCAGCCATTCGTTCTGGAACATTCGCTGAAACTGCTCGAGCGTCAGGTTGTACCGGCACTTGGTTTCGGCAAGCCCCATCACCTCGCCATTGCGGGTGAGGATCGCATCGACCTTGGCTGGCCTATCCTTCGGCGTTTGTATGTATCTGAATCCGGGCTTGGCGTTGAACCAATCGGCAACGTGCTGTTCGTCTGCGAGGCTGACCTGCCCTCGCGCGGTCGCAATATCAAGACTCATAATTTGGCTCCGGTATGTGTATGCCAAGCTCTGCACACTTGGCCTCAATGATGGCGAGGTAGTCGCTGAATTCTTGCTTGGTCAACTTGCTAGATCTGCGCAGAGGCTTGTGCCGTTTCCTGCCGAATCCCTCGATGACCTCGGAACCCCACGCCTCGATCAAGAAGTATTCGTGCAGATCGTTTGTCGTCCAGCCTCGCAGCGCCTCGCCGCCTCCCTCTAGGACGGATGGGTACACCACACCCCAGAGGAAGGCGTTTTGTTGGTCGCTACGTTTTGGCTTGAATGCCTCGACGGTGATCTGCCAGCTCTGCGCCGGGTCAAGTCTGCTGACCATATTGCTGATCGCGTTTGCGATCTGATCGGGCGGTGTGCCTCTGGCTATTACGCGGCGCATGGTAAGGAATCCTCCTTACTTAAAACGGGATCGCGCCGATGTCGTCATCGGTGAACGTCTCGGTGACGGGCTGCTGCTGTTTTGGCACAGGCCGCGATTCCGGCAGGCCATCCTTTGCCTTGACCGACAGGCTGAAATACTTCTGCCCCTCAAGCCTGCCGCTCTTGCCGACCTTCACCCATGCCGAGAGCCAATACTCGACTCCGTTGATATTGATGCTGCCGGTGTACTCCGGGTGCTGCTCGCTCTGCTTGCGATCGTTCTTGGCTAGCAGGCCGCGGTTCGTGTTGTCGTATTGCTTCACAGGCTCAACTCCTTCAGATGATTTACTTTGCGGTCAACTTCAAACAGGAAATTCGTCACGGCCTGCGTGATCTCAAGGATCTGCGGCTGGTCGCGGTGAACTCGGATGATGTGCAGGCGCAGGCGCTCGGGCAGTTTCGGCTGGTACACAACGTAGTCGCACCAGTCACGCCCGGTCACGGCCATCTGCCACATCATCTGGAGACGGTGTTCGGTGGGAACTTTCTTGCTCTCGATGATGTCCAAGGCGGTCGCTGGCTGGACGCACTTGATCTCGACCAAGCCTTCCGTACCGACGAGGCCATCCGGTGACGCACCGGCCTCGAGCTTCGGGTGCTTGATGAACCCGACCTCCTCGACCAACTGCCCCACACGGGCGCTATAAGCGGCTCTGGCCTCGGCCTCGGTGTCTATGCCGTGCTGCATCGCCGGGCTCGTATACGTCTCCGTAGCCTGTCCTGTGAGGCGCTCGCAAACGAGCTGCGCCATGTAGTTGCGATAACCTGCCTTCGACTTGTCCATCATTACGTTGCTGATGGCGCTAGCAGTGACCCGGCCACAGCGGCTCGAGTACCACTCCGGGGTGCGTTGGGTGTCGCTCACTTGGAAAGCTCCTTCTTGCGGGCGGTAAACTTGCTGATGCCGCGGGAACGGATCGCTTCCGGCAGCGTCTGATACAGGGTGTTGAGTTCGTCGATTGTTTCGCAGTCAGCAATCTGGCAATCCAGTTCGGTCTGCTCCGCAGCCACCTCATGCGTGGTCGCGTCGGCGTCGTTGTCTCCTTCTGTCGGAACGCAGAAGGCTTGCAGCGCGCAATACTTGTACGCCGCAGACATGGCCTTGTTGCTGGCCTTGTCGCCAGAGTCCATTGCTTCGCCGACCGTGACAACGGTGTGCTTGCTTCCATCCTCGGCAGCCACAAAGTCAAACTCGACGGTCAGCGTGACGTAGAACAGGGCGGTGCCTGACTTGTTGATGCGCTCGGCAACGTGCCGATCGGTGACGCGCGGCAGGATGCAAAGCCCGTGCTTGGCAAGCAACGGCGACAGGGCGCTGTAGACCTGATCGATGCCGCGGAAGGCGTATCCCTGCTGGGTGTTCTT